CCGCAAAACGCATATCCACAGTTTAGGGCATGACCTAAATGGCTAACCCTCGCACCCCGGCAGCTAAGGCCGCCGTGAGTGGCTCGGCCATGAAGAATCCGCAACGCCACAAGGGCCGAAACGTGCCGAAGGGGACGCGGGCTCTCGGCCAGCCTTATGCGCGGATGACGCCGGGGCAAGCCGAAGCCTGGGAGGAGTTCCGGGAGGAACTTCCGTGGCTGAACTCGGCGCACCGGGCGCTTCTGCAACTGGCGTGTGTGTTGCGTGACAGGCTGAACAACGATCCGGAGATGGGGGTAAACGCCCTGTCGGCTTACAGTTCGATCCTGTCGAAGCTGGCGGCGACCCCGGTTGACGAAACGAAAGTAGGAACGCCGGATGGGGAGGACGAAGACCCCGCCGATCAGTTCTTCCGCGCCCGACCGCACTAAGGCTTACGCCGAGGCGGTTCTAGCCGGGGAGATTATCGCCGGGCCGCACGTCCGCAACGCCTGCCGCCGCCATCTGTCAGACTTGAAGCGCACAGACGGCATCAGGTTTGACCGGGACGCTGCCGAGTATGCGTTCAACTTTTTCGAGACCGTCCTGCACCTAAGCGAAGGCCAGTTCGAGGGCCGCCCGTTTTTGCTGGACCCGTCTCAGGCGTTCATCATCGGTTCGCTGTTCGGCTGGAAACGGTCGGACGGTCGGCGGCGGTTTCGCCGCGCTTACATCGAGCAGGGCAAGGGCAACGGGAAATCGCCCCTTGCCGGTGGCATCGGCCTGTTTGGCATGACGGCGGCGGGCGAGTCCGGCGCTCAGGTTTACGCGGCGGCGGCCAAGCGGGAACAAGCGGGCATCCTGTTTGCCGATGCCGTGAAGATGGTGAAACAGTCGCCCGCCCTGGCAAAGCGGCTGGAGTTTTCGGGCGGTGCCGGGCGCGAGTTTAACATCGCGCACCACGCCAGCGGATCGTTTTTCCGTCCGGTGTCGCGGGACACGGGCAAGACCGGCTCAGGCCCTCGCCCGTTTTTCGTTCTAGCGGACGAGGTTCACGAACTCCCTGATCGAAAGATCATCGAGATGCTGGAGCGCGGCTTCAAGTTCCGCCGCGAGCCGCTGCTGTTTATGATTACGAACTCGGGCTCCGACCGTAACTCGGTGGCTTGGGAAGAACACGAACACGCGATCAAGGTCGCGGCGGGCAACATCGACGCGGTGACCGACCCGACCTATCTGGGCGAGGTCATCGACGACACGACGTTCAGTTTCGTTTGCAGTCTCGATGACGGCGACGACCCACTGACCGATCCGTCATGTTGGATCAAGGCGAACCCGCTTCTCGGGGTGACCATAACGGAAGAATATCTGCGCGAGACGGTGGCGCAGGCGAAAGCGATCCCCGGCCAGTTGAACGGCATCTTGCGGCTTCACTTCTGCGTCTGGACGGATGCGGAGACGGCGTGGATGACGCGAGCGACGCTGGAGCCTTGCATCGCGGACTTCGACCCGGCCGCCCATCGCGGGAAGCCGGTGTGGTTAGGACTAGACCTCTCGCAGAACCGGGACATCACGGCGCTCGGCGCGGTGGTAAAGACCGGGACAAACGAGGACGGAAAGCCGACGCTCGACGCCTGGGTCGAAGCCTGGACGCCGGGAGACACGCTCACGGCCCGAGAAATGCGGGACCGTCTGCCCTATGCGGTCTGGGCTCGCGAGGGTCACATCCACGCCCCATCCGGGGAGAGCGTTAGCTACCGGCACGTCGCCCAGACGCTGGCTGAATACGACCGGGACTTCGATGTCCAACTCGTCGCGTATGATCGGTTCGCCTTCAAGCGGTTCGAGGAAGATGTCGATGAGCTCGGCTTGTCCATTTCGTTCGCCGAGCATCCGCAAGGCGGGCTTAAAAAGGGCAAGGCTCTGGTGGCCAACGGCGAGGGCCTCTGGATGCCGGGCTCCGTCCGACTACTTGAAGAAGCCCTGCTTGAAGGCCGCATCCGCTTGAAGCGCAACCCGGTTCTGATTTCCGCGATGATGTCGGCGGTGATCGAAGAAGACAAATGGGGCAACCACTGGCTGGCTAAGACCCGGTCGGTCAACAAGATCGACGCGGCGATTGCGCTGGCAATGGCCCTGGGGGCCGCAATGGGCGGCGGCGGGGAACTCCCTGCCGACATCGGCGGCATGATCGGCTGATCTGGAGATTTAAATGACCCTTATCCGCAAGGCTTCGCCCGGTGGCGGCGATGGGATGGAATTCGTCCTCTCCGACGCCACGGTTGACCGCTACGGCGACTCGATTGTGGCGAAGGGCTGGGATCTGGCGTCGTTCGAGCGCAACCCCATCGCGCTGTTCGGCCATTCGCACGACTACCCCATCGGCCGCTGGTCCGACCTTCGCGTTGAGGGCGGCAAGCTGATGGGCCGGCTCAATCTGGCGGCGCGCGGCACCAGTGCCCGGATCGACGAACTGATCGGGCTGGTCGAGCAGGGCATCCTGCGCGCGGTGTCGGTCGGGTTCATGCCTAAAAAGGCCGAGCCGATTGACCCCGGCAAACCCTACGCCGGTCAACGCTATCTTGAGCAGGAACTGCTCGAAACCTCTTTGGTCTCTGTCCCGGCAAACCCGGCCGCGCTCGCGGTCGCGAAGTCGATGCAGGTGTCTGATGAAATCATGTCCCTGGCCTTTGGCGAGCAAGCCGAAGTGAGGCGGCGGGACGTGTCCAAGGGCGAGCAAGCCCGATCCGCCGACCTCCCTCAATCTCCAAGGAACTTCTCCAAAATGGAAAACACCCTCGCACAACGCGTCGTGAAGGCTCAGGACGACCTGAACGCTTCGCGCGACCGCCTGTCCGACCTGAACGCTGCCGAGACCCTTGATCTGGATGCCATCGAAGCCCAAACCGAGATCGTCAGCACCGCCGAGCGCACCTTCAACGCCCTGAAGGCGTCGGAAGCGAAGATCGGCGTGAACGCTGAACGCTCGACCCCCGCCGCGGTGCCGGCCTCGCCGCGCCGCGTTCTGGGTCACACCGAAAAAGACGGCATGGACCTGATTGTCCGCGCCGCCGTGGTTCGCGGCATCGCGGCTCACACCGGCCAGACTGTCGATCAGGTCATCGAGCAACGCTACACCGGCCACGAAGCGCTCGGCGTCATCATGAAGGCCGACCAGACCATCGGCACCACCACGGTGTCGGGCTGGTCCGCTGAACTGATGCAGACCGGCTATTTCGGTTTCCTCAACGCCCTGACCCCGTTCTCGATCTACCCGGCCCTCGCCGGTCGCGGTCTGTCGCTGGCGTTCGACCGCTACGGCGAGATCAAGCTGCCCAGCCGCACCGCTGGCGGCGCTGCCGGTGGCTTCGTCGGTGAAGGCTCGCCCATCAAGGTCGGGCGCATCACGACCGCTGCCGCCACCCTGACCCCCAAGAAAATGGGCGTCATCGTCGCGTTCTCGAAGGAACTGGCCAACCGCTCGACCCCGGCCATCGAGGCCATCGTGCGCCAAGCGATCCTTGAAGACACCGCCGCCGCCCTGGACCCGATCCTGCTCGACGCCACCGCTTCCAGCACCTCGCGTCCTGCCGGCCTCCTCAACGGCGTTTCGGCTGCTGCTGCCGGTTATGCCGGTGGTGACTACGCCGCCGTCCGTGCCGACTTCCAAGCCCTGCTCCAGCCGTTCTTCACCGCCAACGCCGCCGACAACATCACGGTGGTGATCAATCCGGCTCAGGGCCTCGCCCTGTCCCTGATGGAAGGCCCGGTCGGTGATCCGAACTGGTTCCAGCGTATCCGCGACCGCGTCACCATCATCGAGTCCACCTCGGCCACCGCCGGGCGTCTGGTTGCACTCCGCAACTCGGATTTCGTGGCCGCTGGCGGCAACCCCGCGTTCGACGTGTCTGAGCAAGCCACGATCCACATGGAGGACACCACGCCCCTGGAGATCGTCAGCGGCACCGGCCCGACCACGGCTGATCCGGTTCGCTCGCTCTGGCAGACCAACTCGATGGGCGTCCGCATGGTGCTGGACGTTAGCTGGACCATGCGCCGGACCGGCGTCGTCCAGTGGATCAACGGCACCAGCTACTGACCCACAGGGGCGGCTTAGGCCGCCCCACCCCTTTTTCCTGCATCTGAAAGGCTCAAAGCCATGGGAATTCGCAGACACGTTGTGTCCGTCACTACGGCGGCGGACGGTACCGCTACCGCCTACTCGCCCGCACTCATCCGTGGCGGCAAGATCGCCGCGATCCACTACATCAAAACCGACTATGCTGACGGCGTGGACTTCACGATCACGTCCGAAGGCACGGGCGAAACCATCTGGACCGAGTCCAACGTCAACGCGACGGACTACGTCTATCCACGCGCTCCGACGCACTCGAACGCTGGCGTGGCCGCTCTTTATGCCGCTGGCGGCACCGCCGTGAATGACCTGATCCGTCTCGGCGCTGGCGACCGCGTCAAGATCGTTCTGGCCCAGGGCGGCAACGCCAAGGTCGGCGCGTTCCACATCGTGGTCGAGGACTGATGATCTGGGGCGGCCTTCGGGTCGCCCCTTTTCGTTCGTGAATTTGGAGGGTGGCAATGCGCGAGACCTGGTATGTTCTGGAAAGCGGCCAAGCGGTCGATCCGCGCGAGGTCGTTTCCGACGCGGCTGGCCTGCTGCGCCACAAGTCCGGCCCGGTGGCCTATCGGAACGGTGTGCCATCTTCGCGCGGCGTCGATCTGGCCGAAGAGCGCGGCAAGACCCGCGACATGAAGCCGGCGGCCAAGGCTGGCGGTTACAAGACCCGCGAATCGAAGGCCGGCTGACTTGCGCCTCCCGGTCTGGCTAGGCGGAAAGAGCAAGGCGTCCGAGGGCGAATATCGCCCCGGCCCGTATGCCCTGAGCGATGGCCTGCTCACGTCCGTCGCTGGCCGGTTCATGAACTGGTGGCAGATGGGCTACTCGCCCAGCCCCTACGGCGAAAGCGGCGCAATGGTCGAGGCGTGTGTCTCGGCCTATTCCCAGACCGTGGCCATGTGTCCGGGCGACCACTGGCGCAAGCTGGAAAACGGCGGCCGTCAGCGCGTCGTCAACTCGGCCCTGAGCCGCATCCTGAAGCGCCCGAACGATTATCAGTCCATTTCGGACTTGATGCTGAACCTGACCCGCCGCCTTTACGAAAAGGGCGAGACGTTCGCGCTGGCCATCCGCAACAATCGCGGCGAGATCACCGAACTCCACCTGATGCAGTTCGGTGTCCCGCGCCTCGCGGTTGACGGCACGATCTTCTATGACCTGAGCGGGAACGACATCGTCGATCTTCGCTTCGATCTTAGCAGCCCCATCCCGGCGCGCGATGTTCTGCATCTGCGCCTTCACACCCCGCGCCACCCGCTGAAGGGTGAGAGCCCGATCCTGTCCACGGTTCTCGACCGTGCGATGGCCGGCGCGGCGCTCAATCAGCAAGTGGCGTTCTACCTCAATCAGGCCCGCCCGTCTTTCATGCTGGAGACGGACGAGAAGCTGACGAAGGAACAGACGGACGCTCTTCGGGCTCGCTGGAATGAGCAGACCCAAGGCGACAACGCGGGCGGAACGCCGATCCTGACCTGGGGCCTGAAGGCCAAGCCGGTCAGCATCTCTCCGCAGGACGGCCAACTGGCTGAAATGCTCAAGATGTCGGATCAGAGCGTCGCGCTCGCGTTCCGCCTGCCGCTTCAGGTTCTCGGCCTCGGCGGGACCGCTTTCGCCTCGACGGAACTGCTGATGCAATCTTGGATCGCCTCCGGTCTGGGCTTTGCGCTAAACCACATCGAGGAAGCGTTCGGCCAACTGTTCGGGCTTCGCGGCCTGCCCGACGAGTATCTCGAGTTCGACACGCGCGCCCTTCTCCGCAGCGCCTACCGTGAGCGCATGGAGGGTCTGGCCCGGGGCGTCATCAGTGGCATCTACAGCCCCGACGAGGCCCGCGCGTCAGAAGACTTGCCGGCTGTCGAGGGCGGTCACGGCGCTATGCCGCGCGTCCAGCAGCAGGTCGTCCCGTTGAGTTACGGCAGCGAAATGAAACCGCCGGAGCCTGCCGCAAGCGCGCCCGTCGCCCCCGAGGAAGATCAGCAGGATGACCAGAGCGCAGACTCTCCCGAGGCAATCTCCGAGCGCATCAATGCTTTCGCCCTCCTACACTGAGGCGCTGGAGCGTTCGCTCGGTCAGGTCGTGTCCCGCGCGCGGGGAGAACTTGATTTGCTGAAGGCCCAGGCCGAGGCCATCATGGCAACGGCAAGCGCGAAGGCTGCGGAATCGGAAGCGCGCCTTAACGCCCTCGACGCGGCCATCACGGCCCGGCTGGAGAAGCTGACGGACGGCGAGCGCGGTGACAAAGGCGAGCCGGGCGAACGTGGCGAACGCGGCCCTGTTGGGATGCTGCCAAACGTGAAGGCATGGGCGGCCGAGGTTCATTACGAAGGCGACGTGGTCACCTATGCCGGCCAGACTTGGCAGGCCCTGACGGACACCGGCAACGAACCGGGATCGGACGAATGGGCTTGCATTGCCGAGCGCGGGGCCGATGGCCGGGATGCGCCCGGCATGGTCATCCGAGGAACCTGGGCGACCGAGAACGAATATCAGGCCCTCAATGTCGTGGCCCTGAACGGGGCCGCGTTTGTGGCCAAGATCGACAACCCCGGCCCCTGCCCCGGCGAAGGCTGGCAACTGATGTCTGCGCAAGGCAAGCGCGGCGCGGCGGGCGAGCGTGGCGAGAAGGGTGACAAGGGCGAGCGCGGCGAACCCGGCGCGACGGTGAAGGCCGTATCGCTGGACGATTTCGGCGTGTTCTCGTTCGACTTGACGAACGGTCAGACGGTTCAATGCGACGCCCGGTCGGTGCTGGAGCGCATTATCAGCGCGGCGAGGGATTTCTGATGCTGTCCCCGGTTCGCACTTCTGCCCCGGCGACGAACCCGGTCACGCTGACGGAAGCCAAGTCACAGTGCCGGGTCGATCATACCGATGACGACACCCTGATCACCCTGCTGATCTCGGCGGCGACGGCCTATCTTGACGGCTATGCGGGCGTCCTCGGGCGGGCGCTGGTCACCCAAACTTGGCGGCAGGATTTGGAGTCGTTCACTGACCCGCTTCGGCTGGCCATCGGGCCGGTCGCATCAATCACCAGCGTCACCTATTACGACGCGGACAATGCCGTCCAGACGCTGGCCGGCACGGTCTATGGACTGTTCGCAGACGAGTTCGGGGCATATCTGGCGCTTAAGCCGGACCAGACCTTCCCGTCTGTCTATTCCCGCCGGGATGCGATCTCGGTGACCTACGTTGCCGGTGTTGCCGATAGTGCGGTTCCGGCACCGATTAAACACGCGATCCTTCTGATGGTCGGCCACTGGTATGCCAACCGCGAGGCGGTCGCCCCTGGCCAGATGTATGACGTGCCCATGGCCGTTGACGCCCTGATCCGCCCTTATCGGCGCGTCGGGGTCTGAACCCAAAACCTAACCAAAGGAGCGCCGCATGGCCGACATCTCAATCACCGCCGCCAACGTGGTCGCGGGCTCTGACGCGGTGCGCGAATCCGGCACCGCCGGCGCGACCATCACCGCCGGGCAGCTGGTCTACCTCGATACCTCGGACATGAAATACAAGCTGGCCGACGCCAATGGTGCGGCAGCCCTTCGCGTCCCGAACGGCATTGCGCTGAACGGTGCCTCGAACGGCCAACCGCTTTCCGTCCAGAAGGGCGGCGACATCACCATCGGCGGAACAATGACGGCGGGTATCCCCTACTTCCTGTCGGACACGCCGGGCGGTCTGTGCCCCCTGCCGGACATCGGCACGGGTGAATATTCGTGCATCGTCGGCATCGCGAAAAGCACCGCGGTTCTCGCCGTCAACATCCAGCCCTCTGGCGTGGCGCTCTAAATCATGGCGCTCGCGGCGGGCAAAATGGACCGCCGGATCACGCTGGAGCGGTTCACCGAAACCCTCGATCAGTTCAACGAGCCGGTGAAGGCCTGGGGCGCTTTGGCGACACGCTGGGCATCCTATGAGCCGATCAGCGACGGCGAACGGTTCCGGGCGGGCGAGACGGCGGCCACGGCCTCGGCGCGGTTTGTCATCCGACACTCGGCAGTTGTCGCGGACCTTAACCCGAAAGACCGGCTGACCTTCGACGGCGCCGCATGGGAAATCCTGCACGTTAAGGAAATCGGGCGGCGCGAAGGCATCGAGATCAGCGCAACCGTCCGGGCTGATGTCTAAGGGCGTCACAGTTAAGGTCGAGGGTCTGCGTGAAGTTGACGCCGCTCTCGGTGAACTGGGCAAGGCGACCGGCAGAAACGTGATGCGGCGGGTGGCACTGGCGAGGCTCGAGCCAATAGCCGAAGAGATGCGGCGTCTGGTTCCGGTGGACTCGGGCGACCTTAAAGACGGCATTTCCGTCACCACGAAGAACCCCAGGCGGAACAGGAAGCAGTCGGAGGTCGAGGCTCACGCCGGGCCGGGGCGTCATCCGCAGGCCCACCTTCGAGAGTTCGGCGGGGACGGCAATCCGCCGAAGCCTTACGTCAGGCCCGCATGGGACGGCGGCAAAGATGCGCTGCTGGAAGGCATCGCAGACGACTTCTGGACCGAGATCAGCAAGGCCGCTGCGAGGAAGGCCAAAAAGGCCGCCCGATTGGCCGCGAAAGGGTAGGAATGGAAGCTGCCCTCATCGCTAAGCTGCTGGCCGCAACCGGCGTCACCGCGCTGGTCTCGACCCGCATAAACTGGAGCCGTCGTGTGCAAGGCGCGGCGCTTCCCTGCATCGTCCTGCATCG